GAACCATAATTTAGAAGCGTAATCATATATACGCTGTGCCATCTCATCATTATCAGAGAATGCTTTAGCGGCTCTCATAAATCCATCTTGCGGTGAGTTCTCGTTGGGTAATAAGTACCTATCTTTTAAAGTTGTCTTACCAAAGTCAGTAAGTAGTTCGTCTCTTTCGTAATTAATCATCTTTGCTTTCTGTTACTGTGGTTGTGACTTCTTTATCAATAATAAAATCTATGTATTGTTTAGCTTTTTTTAAATCTTCTATGCCGCCTTTGTATTTCCAACGTGAAATATATTTGACAACATTACCTTCACAGTATGAAAGTTTGTTTTTAATAATGTAATCTATGGGTTCAATGCCACCTTGATTATAGTGTGGTGGTTTTTTTATAATGTCCATAGTTTTACCTCTCCTGTTTTCTTATTGTAATCACCATGTCTGCATATGTGTGCTACCCTAGCTTGTTGCAGTGCTTCTGCTTCTGTGTAACCTTTGTCTTTGTAGATACCTTTTACAATTTTCCACAAATCTTTATGAGGAAGATTAGTGTATTTCATTATTAGTTTTTCTGCTGTCTTAATTCCTACGCCATCTATTCCGTCATAGTTATCTGTTTTATCACCAGTCAATGTCTGTATCATGTGCCAGTAGTTAGCTAATTTTAATGGAACATCATCAACAGTCATGCCATCTTGTGAAAGTTTGCATGGAATAGTACGCATGTCTTTATCAATACTTACAATGATACGCTTCTCATCTGTAGGTTCTGTTGCCATGATACCCATGACATCATCTGCTTCTAAGTTTTTCCAAACAACACCATTGTGTTTCTTCATTACATACTCACGCAATGCACCTAACACCATAGGTTTACGTTTAGCTTTTCTATTATCTTTATAAGAAGGAAGAACATCTTTTCTAAAGTTATCTTTATCTGTTAAACAAACTACATAATCGTCAGCTTCTAAGTTAGAACCTAAGTCATCTATTGCGTTGTCTACTTCTGCTTCACATTTTTTCTGGTCACAATGTAGTGTCCATAAGTCACCCCAATTTGTAGCAACTTCTGCTGATGTAGCTATTTTATAAATTAAAATATCACCATCTATTAATAACTTTGTGTTCATTTAACTATCCTTTCCTGCATAGATTTGCTTAAATTTTTTGGTAAAAATATTTCAGCTAAAGGCACAAGTACAAACTTGCTTCTCCAACCATCACCGCCATTCTTTAATGTTTTGATATATTTCTTTGCCAACCTTTTGATTGTTGCTGTGTCAAATATCATTCTACAATAATCTTTGTCACCGTCTGCTAATATGTGACACCAGTAATCAGATGTTGTAGCCATGACACCAGAAGGTTTACCGTTACATTCTATTTCAATAGCAATGTTACCAGTTTTAAACCACCAGTCCCTTTCAGTCTTAACTTCTATCTTGGTCTTATCTTTATCTAAGATAGATGCGAGACGCTTCTCTCTTTCCTGACCATACTTTAGGTCAAGGTCAAATTTTTTATTATACATTAATGTGTTTCACTCCAATTATTTCCGATTTTAAATTCACCTGTTAAAGGCACTCTTAATTGGAAGTAATCACCTGTTCGTTTAATACATTCGACAGCAAGTCTACCAACTTGTTCGGCATCTTTTTCAAGACACTCAACTTGTATTTCATCATGTACCCAGACAACCTGTTGTACATGTGGAATTTCTTTTATTGCTTTGTTAAATTCTACTAGCCATCTCTTACATAAAATTGCTCCACAACTTTGTAACAATGTATTGAGTGCTGAGTAACTATTTCTAACTTTGATTTGTCTTTTATCTAAACCAGTAAGATGTCCACGTTCTGCCGCAGACTGCACAGCTTCTATAAGTTTATGCAATGCAGGTAAGTTATTTAAAAATCTTTTCTTAATCTTTCCTGCTTCTTTAAATGGTTTGTTTATTACTTCAGCTATTTTTTTGACTGAGCCACCATATAAAAAACAATAATAGAAACGCTTTGCAAGGTCTCTGCTTTCTAACCCTGCTAATTTCTGTGTCTCTGTGTGTATGTCACCTTCAAGTGCAACTTTAGTGTAAGCACCATTATCAAACTTAGACATAAAATGACAAAGAGCCATAACTTCTAAAGAGGAAACATCAATACCAACTAATCGTTTTCCTTCTGGTACTGTAAATAATTCTCTGCATTCTTTGCCAAAAGGAACAGTTGTACTTGGTATCTGTCCTAAATTTGGAAACGAATGACTGGCTCTAGCAGTAACACAAGAATTTGTATTACATGTGCCATGAATTTTACCTTTACGTTCATGTTTTAACCATGCTTGTGTACCTGTTGCTAACTGTGCAATTCTTTTATCTAATAAAAAATGCTCACATAATATTTTAGCTTCAGGGTAATCAAGTTTAGATAATATACTGTCATCTAATTTAGGTTTACCATCAGGAGTAAATTCTTTTGCTTCCCATTTATATTTATCTTTTAATCTCTTGGCAATGTGATGTCTGCTTGAAGGATTAAAAATAGTAATACTATCTTTCAATTTCTTGCCTGTTTTAGTAGACCATCTTTCTTCTGTAATAGGTAAGAATATAGTTTGTAATTCTTCTGCTAACTCAATACGTCTGCTGTTTAATTTTGTATATAATTCTTGTGCTTTATTTTTATCAAAAGTAAAACCATATCTCTCTTGTTTAAATATTATTTGTGCTACTTCATGCTCTAAATCCATAGCCTGTTGTGAGTAACCTTTTTTATTTATAACATTGTATAAAGAATGCGTTACTTCCACATCTTGCACACAATAATCTAGCATTTCAGGTGTAAATGTTTTCCAATCAGTATCTATTTGTTCTTTGTACTTACCAATACGATTACCCCATGCTTTTAATGAATGTCTTCCTATGCAATCTCTTGGAAAATCTTTTCTTGAAAAGTCAGTTTCTCTGATGTCTGAAAAAAGTAATCTTGTTGCTACGATTGTATCAAAAATTTTACCCTTAAATGTAGCGGAAAATAATTTTTCTAAAACAGGAATATCAAATTTAATAATATTATGACCGATAATTAATTCTGCTTCTTCTAGTTTTTTAACAGCTTCTTTATTGTCTAACTTGTGTATTTCATTTGTATCTATATCTTTTAATACAATGCAATGTGCAGTGTCACAGTCATCAAGAAATCCATTTGTTTCTATATCAAAGACGTATCTCAAAGTGAGACCTTCTTAATCTTTAATACGTTTACTGTAGGTATAGTAGTTACACCTCCTACATCACCTAATGTGCCATCAGCATTAAAATTTACATCTGCGGCAACTATATGAACTTCTTTATCTGCTCTAATAAGCCAACCATTTGATATACAAATAATAACTTTACTGTTTATCGCTTCTTTTAAACTTAACCACTCGGCTGTACCTGAAATATCTTTCCAGTGTAAAGAAACAAATGGTGCGTTTAATATCTTTTTATTTATTGTTGGTAATTTCATAATTAATGTAATGTGTTGAGTTGTACTTCGACATTCCAAGCAGCTTCTTCGCCTTTTAATGCCATTGTTGTTAATGTGTCTTGCAACATGTAAGCAGTTTTTAATTTACCTACATTGATGACGACAACTTTGTTTGTTGTTTTGGCTCTTGATACTGCGTCAGTAACTAAGCCTGTCCAAATCAAAGCATCTTTCTTTTGCTTTGCAGTTGGTTGTTTTTTAGAAATCATCTAAGACTTCTGCCTTAACTTCAGTGAGACACCCTGTGTCTAAGTCATACTGTAAAGTACATGCACTGCCTGTTTCACCTGAATAACGATTTTTAAGAATTGTCACTTTAGCTAATTTCTTATCTGACTTAATGTCTCTGCTAACAGAAAGTAACATGTCTGATAATTGACCAATACTTGCTGACCCTCTAAGAGCATTCATAGTAACTTCTTTACCGTCTTCGTAGCCTTTATCTCCTTCACTACGTCTAAGGTGAGAAACTAAAATAACTCCTATGCCTGTTTCTTCTACTAATGTTCTTAATTTACTTACAAAATAATCTATAAGTTTTCTTTCATCATTTGTGTGTTCATCTCCTAATGCTGACAACGCCATATGTAAGTGGTCTAATATTACAAAGTCCACGTCACATGATTTAGCCATGTATCTTATTTTAGAGAGCAAGTTATCTGCAACTGTACTGCCAAAGTGATTATACAAATAGAACTTACCACTGCCCACAGTATCGTTAAATGTCTTACGTAATTCTTCTTCACTGATGCCCTCTCTAGTTAAGTGTAATGGTTTTTTTAATTCAACTCCCATAATGCCTAAAGCACTACGCTTGATACTTTCTTCTAATGCAATGTAACCAACAGAAAACTTTTGCTTAATTAAATCTAAAGCTACATGACGACAGAAAGAACTTTTACCAACACCACTACCTGCGGTGATAGTTACTAACTCTCCTTTTCGTAAACCATGCGTCTTAGCATTTAAACATTCAAAAGGGTATTGTGCTGTGACATGGTTTTCTTCTTTAACTACATCATTCCAAATATCAGTACCTAAAACTATTCCATCAGGTCTGTAAGGTTTAGCGTCCCACATTGCTCGTGTTAGTTCTGTACTACGTCCTGCAATGTGCATTTCGTTAGCATCTTTTAATGGCAGAGTTGCAATCTTGGCTTTATTAGGTGAGAGAAGTTTTGCACATTCTACTGCACTTTTTTTGCCATGTTCGTCTTGGTCAAACATAAAGACGCAACTCTCATATCCTTCCAAGAATTCGAGAGACTTTTGAATATCTTTTTTTGCACCTGCCGCACCTGATTTAATAGATACTACAGGGAAACGATTTTGGTTAAGCATAGACATTGTTAATGCGTCTATCTCACCTTCTGTAATGACAATAAGTTTACCTTTGCCACTCCATAAGTGTTGTCCAAATAATCCTGATTGTTTTGCGTCACCTAACCATTGAAATTCTTTGCTAGGGTATCTTAATTTTTGTGCTACTAAGTTTTTGTCTTTATCATAATAGTTTGCTATTTGGCATGGTCTTCCAAACCAAGAGCCTACTTGATAATTAAATTTTTGTGTTGTTGCTAAATCTATTTTTCTTTTTGGTAACGGAGCAATCTCTCCTGTAATAAAATTTGTAACTTTATCTGTCTGTGTTTGTGTAGGTGGTGTCAATGTGTTTCCTTTTGTGTGTTTGTTACATGAAAAACAATAAGAATGAGTATCGTACACAGCGTTTGCGTCACTGCTTCCACAGTTTTCACATGGGCTGTGATATAAAAATTCACTTTCAGTTTGGTTCATAATGTAATAATTTTGGTTTTTAATTTTAGAAATTTTGGCATTGTGGCGGAATGGTTACGCAGTGGATTGCAAATCTACCTATCCCAGTTCGATTCTGGGCAATGCCTCCAACAGGTTTGAGGTAACTTCAGTCTCCCTCCATTACCCCATAAACGACAAAGCCCTCAACTATTTCTAGCAAAGGGCTTCATCTACAAACACTATGTCAACAACTCTGAAACATCAAAGTTGGGACACAGAATGGAGTTAGTCACATCTCTATGACCCACAACGCTGACTGTATACTTCTGTTTCAACTCTTTTACAAGATTTACCAGAGAGGTATATTGTTTGAACGTATAGTTACAGTCTGGCGTATTCTCAATGGATTTGCCTCCTATTAAGCAAATACCAATAGAATTTTTATTAGTTATATTAGGATTACCTTCTACATGAACTCCTGATAATAAAATGTCTCTACCTTCTTGAACTGTACCATCACGTTTAATTATGTAATGGAAAGCACAAGAAAATAATCCTTGTTTTCTGTGTTCTGTATCTAAATCTTTAACATCTAAATTTTCTTTCGGAGTAGTGTGGCTTGAATGAACTATAACGTAAGAAGTCTCTTTTCTTTGATTGCTCATATCCACTCCATTGGTATGTGTTTATCTGCATATTGAAAACCATATTTCTCGCACCACATGGCGTAAGTAGTTGCAGACTTTTTACTTATTCTACTTTTTGAATTACTAAATATAAATCTAATGTCTATCTCTGGGTGTTGTTCTTTTACTAATCTCATTTTTTGTCTATCAGCAGAAGTAAACAAACCTTTTGTTTCTATAAAAATATTCTTATCTATCAAATGAAAGTCAGGGGTATAAGTGTGTATTTTTTCTGGTTTAGTATATTTCAACTTAACTTTTTCATACTCATACTTTACACTATTAGCTTTTAACTCTTGTGAGATTGCTATTTCTAGCCCTGACCTGAAGCCATATTTAAAACCGACTTGATTAGAAGTCAGTGTTCTCTTGAACTTCATTTTCAAATGTTTTATCTACTTCTGGTGCAACATAACCATCTTCAACTTTGTCAAAACCATGTCCTGCTGAATTTGCATTTCCGCCTTCAACCAATTTAGTTATCTGCACTGCTCTTAGTCTTAATGAAACACCTGCACCTGCCATAGCTGTAAAGTATGGTATCAGTTCCGCAGAAACTTTCATTTCACTACCAGACCAAATACTTATATCGGTCATGGGCTTACCTTGACTGTCAAAGATTGCAACTTTGTTTGGAATAACTTTTCCATCTTTAGTTATAATTTTTGCTTTAGTTTTGAATTTAAAGATTAAGTTTCCAGTTGGTTTTCCTTCAACATATTCTTCTTCAAAAGGTAAGTTTGCTTTTTTAACTTCTTTACCATTGGCTTTTTCTGCTCCAATAGTTACTGCTTTCTTAACTTCCTCATTAATGCTTTTGACAATCGCTTGTCCTTCTTTTGCATTAACAATTAAGTTTGTCTTATAATGTCCTGTCTCATCAAATTTTGTGTCAGGGACATTTAACCAACAAAACTGTGATACACCTACAGGTGTTACAATTTTTGCATAGTTCATTTTACTCATCTTCGTCCTTTGTTATTGGTTCTATGATTTCTCCGTCCATTACTCTTGCCACTAGAACGTCTAGGGGTTGGTAATCAGCAGGATAATCTTTGTCGTATTTGTCACTCATTTTTACTCCAGTGTTTGTTATTTACTATGATGGGTACTTTAATACACTATCCGATAGCGGATAGGTTTAGGCAAAGAAAAACTTAGCTTTTTCTAGTACACCAATATCCAATGAGCCTTTTTCAGGCACGTTAGGCAGTTTTACCCTTAACTTTTCAGGTAGTTGTTTTTCAACATCATCTTTAAAGTCTTGCAATACGTCATGTTTGGTAAAGATATTCATAAAAGCCTTTCTGATACTTTCATTTAGTTTATCAATGTCACAAGCATTTGTGGCATAGCTGTCATGCACATTACAAAAGTTTTCTATTCCTGCTTCTTTTGCAATATTAACAGTTTCAATCATACAGGCACTATCAATGGAATGAACCAGATTAGGTGCTACTGCATTTTTCATACGCAACTTGTCTGTTAAATCAGTTTCAGCATTGATACGAGGTTTGATAACTTCTCCCATCAACATTGCTTTAACTCTTTTAGATTTCATTTCAGGATAACTTTGAAAAACTGGAAACCCAACAGGTGTCACCCATGTAATTGGCAGTTGCTCTTGTGAAACAATTTTAGCAATCTCCTGAAGATACTTCATTCCACTTCTAGCTGAAGTTAAATTATCTCCTATGCTGTCCCAGATAACACTTGCTAAATAACTAGCAGGTTTAAACATATCATTTTCAAATGGGTGTAGTTCTCCTTTATCTTTTCTTTTAGTTAAATCTTCCACAACAAAATCTGTACAAGAAAATCTAGTAGAGCCATAACAGATAGTCATAATACTTCTCTTAGTAGTAGACCTTTTGACACCATAGTTTAACCATGCGTTAGCATAAGGCTTACCTTCGGTCTCATCTTTTTTAAGTTTTTCAATAACTGTGTCAGCTACTAATTGATAAATGTCTTGGGGTTTATCAGTGTCTAATAGATTTACCATCTTTCCTGCTTTAGCGTCTTTAAGCATTAAAGAGTAAATTTGCAAACCGTTACATGAACCATCAACATTGACAGGTATGTAAGAAATAAAACCTTCTCCTTCTTTTAAAAACCTAGACCACTCATCACAAAATGCTAAAAATTGAAAAGCATTACTTGCGTCTTCCCATTGTCTATTAGCTAATGGGTCTGAAGCACAAGCTACAATCATAGCTTCATTATCTTTAGTCCATTGTTCTCTTTCTTCAAATGCTACTTTGTCGTTACCCCACATGTTTGCTCCATGCACAGCTAACCAAAAGACACCTCTATTCTCTGTAGTGATAGGCTTACCTTTAGCAAAGTTTAATAATGCTTTAGCACCGTTGATAGATTGATAGTTAAGAAACGCAGGAACACAATATGCTCTGCCTCTAAAATCTAATTGTATTGGAAAAAATAAAGTAGCAAAACTTTTAAATTTATCTGCTAACCAAATAATCTTTGCAAACAATAACCTTTTAGAAAACATACGGTTATTCTCTGTGTGAGTAATAACAGCTTCTTTCTTCCAAGCCTTTCTACTGACTTCATTAGTGTCAATATCAAGAGGTTTGTTAGGTATCTCTTTGTTCTTAGTTGAAGGCATACCACCTACAGATAGACCTTTGTCCCAAGCCTGTTTCATTACATCTAAGATAAAGTGATTAACCTTATATGCTGTAGATTGCATAGCATTTACTGCATTATAAACCTTTGGCATGTCATAGTTTTGCAATTCTTTTTGAAACAATTTCTTGCCTAAACCATGCTGTTTAACAAGGTTTAACTCTGGGAGTTCTTTAGTCCAATAGCCACCACCAACAGTGCTGTCCCACGATTTACAGGGCATTACAGTGGGCATGTACTCAGGGTTTAAGAGTTCATTAAAGCTGTTTCTCTCTTTAATCCAATCTCTAGTTTTCTGGGTTTGTTTAATGACTTTGGTTTTTTTATGCTTAACAGTCTCAGTCTTAATCTCTATCATTCCTGTGGCATAAATCATTAACTCAACCAAACGCAATCCAACGTGTAATTTTTCAGGAGTAGTCCATTCTTCCCATTTCATTACTTCGTCACGTTTAGCACTTTCTTTTAGCTTTCTTCTTTTATAGGTATAGTTCCAACTTCTTCTATCCAAGTCTTGACGTACCGTTTGGTATAACTCTGGGTTTAATAGCTTAAAATTCTTTAGTGCTATTTCAGTTTCTACTTTACCACCTAAAGTTATGCAGGTAGCAGTGAGAGGTCTATTTTGGGAGATTGTGTTTATGATTGATTTTGCGGTAATGAGTGCCAAGATTTCTGGCTCAACTTCGCAAATTTTAATGAAGGCAAGAGGTGGCTTTTTTACAATGTTCTTTGATGTGTCGTCTATCCATTGGGAGATTTCGGTAGCAAGTTTTCTAATGGTATTAGCAACCATAACTTTACCGTAAGAGGTAACGCTTTCTTCTTCTCTATTGATGTGAGATTGTAGCCTTGTGTTCGTCCTGTGAACGCCTGAGACAGCCATGTCTTTCTCATTGGCTAGTTGGTCTTTAAATGTAGGTAATACTTCTATTAGCTTCTGCATGTTTATAACTCCTATGTATGTGTGTTATGTTTTGGGTATCTATAAGGGGAACTTTTATGTATTCACCAAAGGATTGGTGTACAATTTAGGTTTAGTCCTTTGCACGTTGTTGTAACTTATGCTAAAGAATAGTTGAGTGTTTACTAGCTTAATAACAGATGTAGGTATCTATAAACGGATAAGACACAAGGATTGCAAATCCTATTGTATTAATCCGATAGAGAATACGTCTATTCTACTATCATTACTAGGCAACATATAACAACTATCCTTTAACATTTACTAATCCTTTAACGGTTACGCATTTTTGTTAATCGCATTCAGGACATTTACTGCACCCATAAGGTTATTTGGTATCAAATGGGCATATCTTTTTATCATCTTCCATGACTTATGACCTAGCATTGCACCAATCATGTGAAGTTCTACTTGACCTGATTGAGCCATACGAGTTGCACAAGTATGTCGTAAACAGTGAATTACAAATTCTTTGTCTTCTTGTAAGTTCATTGCTTTTCTTAGTCTTCTCCAAGTATTCTCACACGTCCAATATTTTAGATGTGAAAACACAAGGTCGTTTCTTTCCGCAGTTAGCAATAGTCTATCAACTATAGCTTTGGCTCTGTTTGTTAGTGGTATTCCTCTAGCTTCACCATTCTTAGTGACACTAGATGGCAGGTTAATAACAGTGTGTCCGTTATTATCATGCACCATCAACTTCTTAATAGATAGAGCCTCGCCTAAACGCATTCCTGTATCAATTAAAAATAAAAAGAACTCTAAATAACTGACCATATTCCACTCAGTCAATAATCTAATTATTTCTTTTTCTTCCATTGGTTCTAGGTAGCGTTCACGACCATTGTCTTCGCTTTGCCATTCAATATAAGGCATTCTATCGAGGTGATAGATTGACTGTCTTTTGTTGGCATAACGTAACATCTTAGAGATTGCGGACATGTAACGATTAATAGTAGCAGGAGCAAACCCTCTGTCTTCAAGAGTGTCTACAATTTGTGCTATGTGTGTATCGTTAACTTCAGTTACAAGCATTCCACGTCCAAGCATTTCTATTACTTTTTCGCCTCGTTTTGATTGCAACTTTTCCCAACCTTTAAGTGTTAACTTGCGGTGTATCTCCGTTAGCAACTTGTGATTTCTTGGTTGCATACATACCGCCTTCCATTGTTATTTGACCATATCAGACAAAGTGTTAAACACTCGTCTGCCTTTTGCAGTTAAACGTACAAGTTTTCTTCTACGTTCTTCTGGGTCTTCAAAAGATTGTAATAGACCTATTCCAATACCGTCTCTAGTTCTGTCACCAAGTTTGTAACAGTTCCTAGAAACTGATGATTGGGCTATGTCTAACTTCTGAGATATAGTCTGCATACTAACTCCGTCTGCACCACTATATAGACAAACATAAAAGAAAACCGCTATTGTTTGGCTTTCCATATGGCTGTCAAATTTACGCATTTCTTCTATTATTTTTAATAGGTTCAATCCGTTTATCATTAGTCAAGTTCCTTCGTTTATAGCTTTCTGTCGTCCTCAAAATAATGGAAAAAGTTTTTCCAAAAGTTTGATGTAGTTTATTTTAAGATACATACAACCTGTATTTTCCAAAATCAATTACAGTCTCGTATTTATCCTTAGTAACTTTTAAATTACTCCAAATACTATATTTTTCAATATAGATTTTAAAAAGAATAAAATTTATTGTCATAGTATTCCTTTTGTTAAGTTATATTTGGAGTATTAAAAATAAGCGATTACACGCATTATTAAACGTACATATTATATGTTTTTTCATGTTCTCCTTTCTTTTTGCTAATGTGTTATTTTTATAACGTAGTTATCCTTTCGCACATAGTATGTGCAAGAGGAAAATATCCGTTATTAACATGCAAAATACACCGTCTAGTCCTTAGACGGTATTTCGGCTATTAAAGCCTCGTCAGTTTTGCTTTTTTAAAGTTCCATCAAGCCTCCGTTGTTGATTTTTGGATTTCATTTGTAAGTGCAATAATAGGCGGTGTCTCTGCGTTGATAATATTGTCTATCAACTGTACCGCCTTATATGCCACTTGGTGAGATGTTAGTTCGTCATACTGTTTTAGAGTTCTTGTTTTTAGCAGGAACGCTATTATCTTGTATTTTAGTTTCCAGTTCACCGTCTAGTCCTTTGGTTGGTTTTTTTTTCTTGCCAAAAATAGCGTCCCAGTTTTCCCTATATTTATCACTAGGTAAGTGAACGCCATCTCGTATTTTATATGATTTAAAGCCTGACATTATTCGTCTTCGTTGGTTACTTTAGCTTTATCAAAATNGCACTGCTCATAATGATAATTAGCAGTACAACCATTTGAAAAATCTTCAGGGTGTGTTGTTTGCCAATCTAACCCTGACAATTTTACTTTTTCTTTTGCTTCTT